TGTAGATATACATTGACTTCTTAAACCTGGATGAATTCCAAGTTTATTACTATAATCAAGACTTAATGCAAATTCCCGAACAGCATCTGGATCTTCATAAAATCCATCATAAACTGCTACAGGATAATCAGAACCCATTCTCAAGTTTGGCAATAATATATTCTTTGACAAGTCCTGAACGGACTATGTCATCAACACCAAACTCTATTATATCAAAAGAAGGCATCTTTCGCAAAATGTTCATAAAATCAACAATACCATTACGATCATTAGTTTTAGTAAGATCACTCTGACTTGCATCACCACAGAACATAATTTTTGAATTTTCGCCCACACGAGTGATGATAGAATCTAATTCGTGGAAATTGAGGTTTTGAAACTCATCTACGATAATAATAGCATTATCTAATGTAGTTCCACGAATAAACGAGGTACTCCAAAACTTAATACTTTCTTGTGCCTTTAAGTTGCCATAAAGCATCTCAAAGTCAGCATCAGAAGGCATCTGGAACATATATTTCACCATATTCTTATATGGTATCTGATAGATATCTGCCTTATCTTCGTGATCACCAGGCAAGAACCCAATTTCACGAGTTGAGACTAAGGATCGAACTAAGTAGATTTTGTCATATGGAGTATCAGGAGAAAGAACATCTTTTATTGCATTATATAAGGTAATAAAGGTTTTTCCAGTACCAGCAATACCATAAGCAACGAGATGTTTTCCTTCACTATAGGAATCAAACAACTTTTTTTGATTATCTGTTAATGGTTCAATATTAACAAGATAATCATTATTAATTGGTTTTCTTCTTTTTATTTGTTTAGTCGTCAATCCAACCCCAATCGGTTGTTCGACCTTCTTTTTTCTAGGCATAAGATTTACTTAGATTTTTTTGGAGCATCAAAAGATGAATCATATTCTTGAGTTGTATTGATATCCCTTTTTGCCAATCTTGCAGAAATACCACCTGCTTTATCAGCTTTATTTAAAACTTCGCTCCATCCTGGATGTTTTTTAGCTAGTTTGTCTTGAAAATCACCAACACTCTCAACACCCATAGCTGGCGTATTTTCAGGAGTAAAATATCTTTGCCAATCAGGATTGTCTTCTTTCCACTGATCCCAATCATGAACACTCATTATCACTTCTTTCTGTTCACCAGTTTCTTTGTTAATTACAGGGTATGTTGCCATTTCAATATAAAGTAGTGTAATTTATTTATTATAGAAAATTAAAATTGATATTAAATCTTGCTTTAGAATCACTTGTCGTTGTTGAATTGTGAGGTGCAGAAGAATCAAAAAAGAACATTCTATTCTTAATACTGTCAACTGTCTTATCTTTGTATCTTGTAAATCCATTACAAGTGTTTATGGAGAATATTGCACCTTTTACAAAGAAATCTTGATCTTGATGTGCTCCATGCTCTTTAAGCACATCAGTATGAGGATAACAATTTACTTTTATTCTCATAAGAGAAGTAAACACATCCAATTCTATTAATTTTGGAATAAAAATATTCATTAATAAAGGTGCAATAGGAGAATTTGGCATATCTCTCTGATATACCATATTAGCAAAATAATAATCCATATCATCATTTCCCTGAGTGTCAATCACCTCATCACTAAACCCATAAGGAAAATCCTTATTACGAATAGCACGATATATTTCATCATACTCTTTAGGAGGTAAAAAATCGTCTATGACAGAACCTCCTTCAAAATCTATTTCCATTCAAGTGCCTCTGATACTGCTGGAAATTGTTCTACAAATATAGATCTTGCCTTTTCCACAACATCCATATGCTCTTTCTGTGTACCGTGTGCAGATCTCAAATTAATGTAGTGAATCCAAGAACGGCACGAACCAGTCATATACAGACGGGTTGGAGTGGCAAGTGGAAGCACAAATCTAGCACATTCCTTTGCGACTCCCTCAGATAGTAGAGAATTGTAGAGATTCATAGAATCCTCAAAGTGTCTTGCGATTAGTGCCTGATACTCCTCTTTTTTCTCCTGTGGAATATCATCGTTACTATTCTGACGATTCTTTAAGTCCTGACTACGAAGATCTGGCACAGGTATTTGAGTATCTAAGAGTTTTGTATCAGCATATCTCTGAGAGAACTCTTGGAATGTAAAGCTCCTATGTCTTAAAATTTGGGCCGCTAATCCCCTCGTCGTCTCGATCTCCAAGGTCATCGAGGACTGTTCAAATACACTCCAATGATTATGTTTAATACAATACTTTAATAACCCCGAATAATTCTCATTTTGCTGATTGGATGGATTTGATACCCTAGCGATATACGCCATCATCTTCTCAGCATCGGGTGTAATACTTACAAATTTAACATTCATAATTATAAAATAAGTCTCTTTTTAGGTGGTGTTGCAACAGCAGAATTACCAAACATCTCTTTATATTGATCCACAACATCATCTTGTGTCTCTGTAATATACACAACATATCTCTTAGTCACATCTACTTCTGTATTTCTTTCTTTAAGAATAGGTGACCAAGGAGCAAATCCTAAATGCCCTTGTTGTTGAGATGGAACTGCTACAATTGGATTAGCAATTGTAACAGAGTCATCTGTTTCTTTAACAAGGTCTGCCACTACATCTTCACCAGACCACATACGAATTAATTTTACATTCATTTACCGAATCCTTTTGATAATTTATTTTCAATAATGTTAAGTTCTTCTTTAAGAATCCTTAATTGACCTTTCATCAATTTTATCTCATCGTCTGTATAAAGATGCTCTTTAGAAAGTAATCTTTCCAACATCTTAATTAATCGTTTTGCTCTACTAGACATTATTGAAATTATTTGAATATATTATAACATAAAAAAAGAAGGGGTACAACCCCTTCTTCATTTATTGTCTGAAGCATTAGCTGCAGGGAACTGCCCCACTTCTAACTTTAAGACCACGATACATTAGATCGTGTCTATTTCGTTTTGATGCTTCATCGAGTACTTTTTTGTTGTACTCTTCAGTGTCATACTCGACACCACGGTAAGTGACTTTTGCCATTGGCTTTACTCCAAAGTAGTAGGGATTTTAGCCCCGTTCCTTCAGTCGGCTTTTGCGTCCCATATACATCCATAAGTGCTACCCTTTACCATTTTAACCAATTCGGTTCTATATTGAGTCGAAGGTGTTATCTTATCGATAATCCCTTTCGCCTCTTCACAAGTTAAAAGAGTGGCGAGTAGTATGTCCATGAGATGAACGATCCGTTCCGAGTCGGCTTACTTGCGTCTCCTATACGGGAGATGAACGTTGTGTTAATACTAACACATTTTAATTATTTAGTCAAGTTAATATGTAAATTTGTTACATCGACCCTACAGAGCAAAAAAATTGCCCGATTTTTTGTCGGGTTATAATGGAATTAAAAGTCGAATTTCGTTTGACCTAAAGTTTTTTATAATTATAGATCTGCTGATACCTTTCAACATCTTTCTTACGTATTAAATTAAATGATATGGATATTCTATCTTCATCAGTATTATTTGGTTCAACCTCATGCTCTAACCAACAAGGAAAATATAATAACCTATTTTCTTTTGCTGGTATTGTATAATTATATAATTTATCTTGCCCATAATATCTCATATCTGCCATAGAATGAAATATAGGTGGTTTAGGATCAAAGAATACAATACTCCCAGAATTTTTAGGGACTGTAACATAATAAACACCTGAAAGAAAATTTATTCCATCAGCATGAGTGTGCTTCCTATTATATGCACCTCTACCATTAATGTTTACCCAATTACTAATAAACAAATCACCCAATTCTGGATCTTCATACTGAGGTATATTTCTTTTTATGGCATCATTTAAAGGTTCATAGTCAAATCCATGTCCCTGATATCCACCAACATTTGAAAAATTTTCAGAAGGATTTATTTTAGAAAAAGAAAATACTTCCTTTCTCAATTCATCAAGATCTAGATTTAAATCAACTGACCATACAGTAGTTGGAAATAATTCATATCCCTCCATCTATTTTCTTTTCTTTTTTCTGGCAGTTTTTGACTGATATCCCCACAACTTAGGACTAATAGTTCCCTTACCATAATCAATACTCTTTAACCCACTTTTAAACTTATCCCAATACATATCAAAGATTTTTGTCTTTGATCCTCTTGTTAAATCTAAAATAGTTTTATCTCCAACAACATACTTAACTACAAAAGCATCATTAGGTGCTTGTGTGGTATGAACATCTGCTAAAGTACCATTAGAAACTAAAATCTCACAGGCATATTTTGTTTTAGAAGTTTCTTTCTCTTCCTTAGACCAAGGTTCAAACTTAGCCTCTGGTTTAGGGTCTAATTTTTTTTCTTCTTTTGTTGCTACTTCTTCAGTCATGATCTACCACCCCAAGTAATATCTGGATATGCTTCAGATACAATCTCTTTTGTAATCTTATACTTATCCTCTAATCTTTTATCTTTAATAAGAATTAAAATTTCTGCTTCTCTTGGATGCAATCCTGTAAGAATATTAATGAACATAGTCTCTCTACGGAGATTACTTAATCCATTATTACCACCCTTAATAAAGTTATAAAACTTTTGAAATTCTTTTCTAATACTTGCCTTACCTTGATCCTGTGATCCAAGAGAGTTAGATCCCATCTCACCCATTTTACCAACAGCATCATTTATCTTACCCGACAATGTTCCCGTCTGTGTTTCATCCTCTATGTTACTACCATAAGGAACTTCACCTTCAGGTAAAAGAGAAATAACAGTTTCATCAAAGTTCCATATAAAAACTGCCTTTAATGAATTGTGAGCATATCTCTGCAATACTTCAATCTTCTTTGCTTTACTTCTCATTTTAGAAGCAGCATCTAAAACCTCAAATACAAAAGGGTTTGGTGGAAGATCTGGAATCTTTTGAGAAACTACTTTTGGTTTTGCCTTTACAGTAGTAGGTTTTTTTGTTGACGCTTTCTTTCTAGTCGTCGTCTTCTTCGTTGTTGTCATAATTTTCAAATCTAAATGCTACGATTTCATCAGGGAGAACATTGCCATTGGAGTCAAACATCTCTGGATGTACTTTAATTTCATGATAGTTCATAAAGTACTCTCTGGCAACCCATCCACCAATTAATCCCACTATAAGAAATAATATTGTTAGAAAAGATCCATAAACTAAACTTATTGCTAACATCTGTCTACCTCCTATGGTGAGTGTTTTTATATGTGATGGTTTGGTTTTCTTTTTGCCTCCCGTTAAGATAAATTCAAACCCACGATCAATATTATAATCTGGTTTATTTATACCGTCCTCAGACGATTTGGTTTTCTTTGAGGTATTGAACAGTTTCAGTACACCCTCCAAGTTTTTTTCTTTCCCCTGAGTCATCACAAACTATTTGTGGAAATGTTGATCCTTGACCAAACTCAGCATAGAAATCTTCCCTACTAAAGTTATCCTCTAAATTATACACGACATGATTCTGTTTTGTCAATGCCATTACTTCTTTTATCTTCTCACAATATGGGCAACCTTCTCTACTATAAATCGTAAAGTTCATTTCTCGATATTATTTAAAAAATTATTTAGTAACTATTATAACACAATTTTTAATTAAACATCTTGTGTGTTAGTAGATGGCCACGCTCTACCACTACCCCAAATAATCTTAACAGCTCCTTGACCTCCAGCACCACCTTGACCACCATATCTACCACCTCCACCTCCACCACCATAATTACCACCAGCTCCTCCAGCAGCTGGAGTTGTACCTGGCCAATCATTATTACAATCAACACCATCAGATCCACCATTAACTCCCATTCCACGAACACCAGTAGAATATGAACCTTGATAAATGTCATATGTTCCAGCACCATTCATACTATCACCATATCCAGAAGGAGTTGCTCCAGTTGGACCATCATTACCCTGACCTGGTGTATGACCAACACTTAAAACAAATGCAGGACTTGGTCCAAAACCATTTCCTCCACCTCCTCCACCACCAGAATATCCACCACCACCAGCAGAAAAATATCCATTTCCATCTATATTATATACTTCTGCACCAGTTCCAGTAGCACCATAAGTTATTGTTTGATCACCTCCACCAGTTCCACTTCCAATACCAACTTCAGCACCTGGAGAACGCATTGAGGATCCATACTGATTTCCCCACCAAGTTGTCATACCAGATTTAAGTAACCAGGTACTACCTCTTCTAATTCCACTAGGTCCTCCATCATTACCGTTAGGTTGATTATTATAACCTCCCATTGCACTAGCACCAACGCCAACATGAATTGTTAGAGTTTCTCCAGGGGTAACTGGAATATTATTTTGATAAGCACCACTACCACCAGCACCACCTTGACCACCAGAACTACTCTGACTACCCTCACCACTAGCACCACCAGAAATACATGCTCCTGATATCTCTGTTATTCCAGGAGGAACAACCCAACTGTTATTTCCTGTATTAGTAAATAATTGTTGTCCAGGTGCAAGAAAATAAGGAATCCCTTCAGTAACTTGAGTAACAAGTTGATCTGTTTGATTATTATAGGTTATTTCCCATCCCTTAGTCGTACCATTAATTGTTTCATTAAATCCTGTAACTAATCCAACACTATCATAAACAATATATTCATACAAAGTATCGCCAAGAATTGCAGTTGTGACACGATTATTAGCATCTGTTGTTATACCACTAGCTCTAGTAAACTCTTCAGTTTTTACAGGTCCACCAGATCCTAAACTTCTATTAGGTGTTATACCTACCCATCTTCCCATTAAATTAACTCCACTGTTGGGACATATAAAAAGAATGTATCTGGACTTCCTTACTTGTCTTTAAATTATCAATTGCTGTTGTAGTAGTAACATAATCAGCTACTGCATCATCTGTAGGTATAGAATTAACTGTTGGGCTACTAACATTAATAGTTCCAGAAATAGTATTTCCTAAAACCGTATCTCTTGTAAGAACATCTATATTGTTGATACTAATTGTATCACTTTGATTCGGGAACTCTAAACCATGAGTCAAATTCCACTTATCATTACTTGATTTCCAAAGAATCTCCTTATTTGTATTTCCTTTAAGTTGTATTCCTCCATTATTAACAGCAGAATCACTATTAGAAAGATATCCAAGTTCTATTTTAGGTCCTTCCATTCTTATAGTAGTACTCTCAATATTAGTAGAAACACCCTTTATTAAAAGACTTCCAGTAATATCTACATCAGAACTAAAATAAGATTTGGCAGTAACACTAATACCTAATCCAACATTTACATGACCATCTACATTAAATCCATTCTGAATAACATCTAACTGACCTGTTATTCTAGTATTGCCAAGTACATCTAACCTTTTATTATTAGCATGATCAGCAGTTCTACCAATACCTAAGTTACCATCAATCCTAGAATTACCAAGAACAATAAAGTCATCGCTTGTAGGTAGTCCACTTACTGCATAATATAATTTACCATGACAAAGGAATGTTACCTTAGAATCGAAGTTTGAAAATCCAATTAAAGACTGACCAGCACCTAATTTAATATCAGGTCTAGTATATGTTTGACCTGGTCCTATTTGAAAACCAAAGTCCAAATACTCAGTACTATCAAAAGAGTTTATATCACCATCCGCAAGACCTAATTTTACAGTTGCTGGATCAGGTCCTAAATTACAAATAGATACTGTTACTAATGATTCAGATCCTACAGGTGCAGTAAACAATGCCTGTTTCGTTGGATCAACTGATAGAGTATGACTTAAAACTCCAGATCTTACAGGGTTTATAATATCATTAGTCGTTTGTCCATAATATAAAAAGTTTACATCAGGCTCAGTTGATCTTACAAGTAGTTCCTGTCCTGCACCAATAAATATATTCTCAGTCTCTATTACTTCCCCATACTTAATATATCTGTTATACTCAAAATATCTTACATCATTTCCATCTCTATACCCAATCTGTATTCTGGATGGATTATAATTTTTACTACCAACAGTTATCTTACCAACTGTTAGTTTGTTAGCAGGTCCCTGATAAAGGTTGGTAACTGGACCAGGAGATGGTATAATAGAATTTAATAAACCAAATGCCATTTATCGCAACCGAATACAATTTTAAATATTTATAATGATTATATTAACAGGAGCAAAAGGATTTATAGGTCAGAACTTTCTTAAGTATCTAATAGAACATTCTGATGAAGAAATCGTCACGGTTGATGAACACGACTGTTGGGATTGGATAGCATACTTTAAGGATTGGGATAAGGTATCCCTTATACTACACCAAGGAGCGATCTCAGCAACGACAGAAACAGACATAGATAAACTCCATAGAACTAATGTTTGGTTCACTATAGAGTTGTTTGAGAAGGCAATAGAGCATCAAATAGATGTTAAATTTGCTTCATCTGCATCAGTATATGGTAATACAAGAAAGAGTTTAATGGGAAGTACTCCCAATAAAATATCCCCATTAAATTACTACGCAATTACTAAGCTACAGATAGATTATTATATTGAAGACAACCTAGATAAGTTCTCATCCATACAAAGTTTTAGATACTTTAATGTATATGGACAAGGTGAAGATCATAAGGGAGATCAAGCAAGTCCTGTACATAAATTTACCAAACAAATAAAGGAAACTGGTAAACTAAAACTGTTTGAAGGTTCAGGTAAGTATCTGAGAGATTTTATTTGGGTTGGAGATATAGTAGAAGTCGTTCTTAATAATGATAAACCATCTGGGATCTATGATCTTGGAACCAGTAACCCAGTTAGTTTTAAACTTGTTGCTGAATTAATAGCAGCAAAATATAATGGGGAAATAGAATATGTTCCATTCCCAGAACATCTAAAAGGAAAATATCAATATCTAACTATCGCAGAGAAGGTATGGGACTATCAGTTCGTAAATGTAGCACAGTATCTAAATTTAATTTAAACATCCCCTGCGTTATTAGGGAATGATCTACTACCACCCCACATAATTCTTACTGCACCTCTACCACCTTTATTTCCAGACCATCTACTACTATATCCACCACCAAAATCTCCACCAGTTTCAGAGTTCTGTCCATCTGATCCTTCACCCTTTCCATTTTGCCCACCAGAACCACCATATCCATTACCAGAAGTATCTCCACCAGTGCTTCCTGCTCCATAAAGTCCTACACCACCACCAGCGTAGTAAGCCCAAGCACCACCACCTCCAGCTCCACTACCAGATTGTGCTGACTCATCACCAGTTCCTACTTGTGCAGTCCCTCCAGTTCCTGCATATCCACCAGCACCTCCACCATTATATCCATAAATTCCAGCAGGTCCTCCATTACCACCACCATCATAATCTCCCAATCGACCTCCTTTATTAGAATCACTAGAAGTACCTTTACCACCTTGTGCAGTCATACTATTAGCAATCCAATTAAATGAAGAATCTCCACCAGAAGTTCCTTCAATACCTGCACCACCACCAATACCTGGAGATCCAACAACTACAGTATAAGATTGACCTGGTGTCACTGGTATATTATTCTTCCATACAAGTGCTCCACCTCCACCTCCACCAGCTCCAACACATATTACAGAAACTGAAGTATGTCCACCAGGACAAGTCCAACTATATGATCCAGGATTTGTAAATAAAGCTTGTCCAGGAGGTTGTGGTGGTAGTTGTTCAATAACACTAGTTACTAAAAATTCTGAATCATAATTTACATCCCAAGTCTTTGCTACACCGCCAATTGTCTCAGTAAATTCGGTAATATTACCACTAGCACCATACGAAATATTGCTATAATTAGTATCACCTAAAGTTATTGCGGTTACATTGTTACTAGAATCGGTTGTAATACCAGATGCTCTGGTAAACTCTTCAGTCTTTACTGATCCACCACCACCTTTTCCTTTATTTACAGATAAACCAACATACCTCATTACGCAGTTTAATACCTACATCATCTATATTTATAGTCTAATCTACTTAATGACTAGTTTCAAACATTATATTACAGGCATCAATCTCCTCTAAAGATCCTGTGCGAATCCTCATCAAAATGCTGTGTAGAAAACTCAAAAAGTTCTGAATCTACAAGAGCAACCATTTGATGTCTCATCTTTCTTGGAATATGGAATTTATCTCCAGGTTCCAAGATTTTACTTTGGGAAAGTCCTATATCACTATCGAAACCATAATATAAATGCATCTTACCTGACTGTAAATAAAAAGTTTCATCCTTCAAGAGATGATAATGCCAAGAGCATCTCTTACCTTTACTAAAGAATAAAAGCTTACCACAATATTCTGGGGTGTTACATATCCACTTCTCGTAACCCCATCCTTTAGGAACAAATTTTATTTCTGATTTACTCATAACAGAGGTCCATTACCCCACCCAACTAAGGTTCTTCTCATCCCCTTAGTAACAGAACTAACTTTATGTAGCATCCAAGAAGGAAATACAATCACATCCCCTCTACCAAGTTTAAATTCTCTATCATTTCTATCAATTTTTATCATAAAATCACCACCATCATAATCATCCAAATTTGATAGACCAACAGAAAAAGAAATTTTTCTGGGATCAGAATCATCAACATTAAATTTTGGATGAACATCTATATGCCAATTGAAATGTCCACCATAACTTTCATCATACTGAGTATATTGAAAAGGTTCCCATCCATTTATTATATATTTCCACATACAATCATTAATTTGTCTAATTTTATAAGTAACTTCAGTATATATTGGCATCAACTCTTCTTCATCACCCTCTTCATGCATCCAATGAATCTCACAACTTCTTATATCTTTATTATATACATCAAGCATACTCTGATTAGAAATTAATTCTTTACCTTCAATATAATTTTCAATCTTACATATAGTAGATTCATCTATGACATTCTTTTCATAAAACCACCACTCTGATTGTTCTTGAGGTACTAAATCAGAAAAATACATTATACTCCGTGACTCTCAAAGAACGAATCACATTGCCATCCCTTATCATCTATAAAATAATCTGCATGAGGTTTACCCATAATTAATTCATGATACTTAACACCCCATTCTTTAAGTTGGTTTTGCGTCAACTCAAATAAAACTCCTTCTG